GTTCCTGCCTGAAGTGAAGGCTGCCAGATATACTGACCCTGACCATCTTTCAGCTTCCTAATTGCCTTAATGGTGGCATCATTCATTACGAACACTGACTTGTTTCTATAAGGCGATTTAAGAGAGTAGAAGAGATCCAAAATCTCATCAATCGAAATGGCAGTGGCACTTGCAGCGGTTACACCGATTTGCGCACCACCAGTGGCAGCAAGAATACCTGTAGGTTTACCGGAACCATCTCCTGTAAAGAAGGCATCTTCTTCTTTATTACCGATACGTCTTGCAAATTCCCTGGCGATATAGTTTTCAAGATTAAACACGCTGTCATTTAGAAGCTCTTCCGATACCTTGATCATGGTACCTAGCTTGTAAGCACCAATAGAAACCTGTCCAAAGCTGTCATCACTTTCAGGAATTGCACCTTCTTCATCAATCCAAGAAGCAGTACCCTTGGAAGCTACTACTGGAATCTTGCGATCGCCAGAAGAAGTGGAAATGACGTTGGCCAGCTTTCTGAAGATATTCTCTTCATCCAGGGCTTCAATGAGGGTACGCTCAAATTCATCTGGTACAAGATAGCCACCTTCAGTGTCAGTACCGATCTGCAGTGCGTTCTTAATCACAGGATCAAGCCCTTCACCAGAACGGGTTCTCATGGCATTCCAGAAGGCTTTCTGGTATTCAGCAGAAGCTCTGCCTCCTTTGGATTCCATACCCTGGAAGATAGGTTTTCCAGTAAGTGGTGTGTTAAGTGGCTTTGAAAGCTCGCGGTCCAGTGCTTCTTGCTTTTCAAGACGATCGATTTCCTTGCCAAGGGCGACCACATCCGCTTCCATCTTGTCGTAAACGGCGGTATCCTCAGCTGAAACGATGCCATCCGCGCCGCGTTTGGTATCTAAAAATGCTTTAGCTGTTTCCCACGCCTTTGCGCGTTTCTCACGCAGTTCAAGAATTTTGTTCATAGTATTTTCCTCCTCAAAATTAGTGTTGAATTAAAGAGAGCCGCTTCTCCAGCGACTCAATCGGTGTACCCGTTTGTTGTTTAGGCAGCCTGGGCTTTACCTTGCCCAGCAGAGAGTTGGTAACGGCTCTGCGGCTGAAGGCATAGGTGAAATCATCGGTCTGTGATCGCTTCTTTTCGTCCTCCAAGATGCCGTCTGCAAAACCAAGCTCGATGGCTTTCTTAGCATTGAGCCAGGTTTCCGCATCCATCAGGTGTGATAGCTTTGCCCGTGACTGTCCTGTTTTGATCTCGTAGGCGTTAATGATACTTTCCTTAACCTCCGAGAGCATTGAGATGGCCTTTTGCATTTCCTCACTGTCACCAATGGCAACAGTCAGCGGGTTATGCACCATCATGAGGGCAGTCGGTGCCATCAGTACGGTCGTTCCAGCCATAGCAATTACGGATGCAGCAGATGCTGCAATGCCATCGATCTTCACGGTAACCTTGCCTTTGTAATCCATAAGCATGGTGTAGATCTGACTTGCCGCAATACAATCTCCGCCGGGAGAGTTGAGCCATATAACAAGGTCACCTTCACCAGCAGTAAGCTCTGCTTTAAATGCCTTAGGGGTGACATCATCATCAAACCACGACTCTTCGGCAATCACGCCGTCAAGGTAGAGTGTTCGAACACCGGAATTATCATCCCGTGCCCAGTTCCAGAATTTCTTCATTCGGTTTCCTCCGTTTCTTTTATATTTGCGAACGCACCCGCGTCCTGAAGTTTGGTCATGGCGCCGTTGATGAGGTAGAGGTCGCCACCGAGCTCTGCCGGGATGCGGTCCAGGTTCTCAAGCTCCCGGATGTCATTGGCGCTCATCCAGCCGTTCTGACGTGCGGTGGCGTAACCACTCATCCGGCTCACATAATCTCCGCGAAGCAGCCCATCTACATTGAACTTAATGAACAGCTTCGGCTTTTCACTATCCATGAGCAGGGCGCGACACATGGACTGTTCCCAGCGCACTACCCAAGGGTCAAGTGTGTATTTCACGAACTCAAGTGATTGCTGTTCGATGTTAGAGAAGGACGATTTCTCAAGGTCGGCTAGCATGTGAGGTGGCACCCTGAAGATTCGGGCGATTTCATTGATCTGGAATTTTCTCGTCTCCAGAAACTGCGCCTGTTCCGGTGAGATCCCGATGGGCTGATACTTCATGCCTTCCTCGAGAACGGCCACTCGGTGAGAATTGCCGCTGCCCTGATAGGCAGCGTTCCAGGATTCCTTAATCTTCTGTGGGTCCTTGATGGTGCCAGGGTGTTCCAACACTCCGCCCGGAGCCGCTCCGTTAGCGAAGAACTTCGCACCGTATTCCTCAGTGGCAATGGCTAGTCCCACGGCATTTTTCGCCATTGCGATGGGAGAGTAACCGACCAGACCATCAAAGCCGAGGCCAGGAATATGCAAAACATCGGATGGTGCCAGGTAGACTTGACTGTCCTTGCCAAGAGAGGGTGTGTCCTCGTTGCCGCGCTGGTACAAATAGAAAAGCCGACCGTTTGAATCACGATCGACTGTCATTTTGTTTGGCATCAGCGGATAAAGTGCAACAACCTCGCCACGTGCGTTTCTAATGATCTGTGCGTAGGCATTCCCCCATAATAAAAGATGACTCATCAGCGTTTCTCTAAACGCAAAGGAAGTCATCTCAGGATTTGGTTCATCATGAAGCAGCTTGTATAGTGGGTGTTTGAGGTGTTTTTCCTTGCCTCCGGAATCATTGTATTGATATATATGGAGCGGAAGCCCCGCCAATGTTTCAGACAATATCCTCACGCAGCTGTATACTGCTGTCATTTGCATGGCCGTCTGTTCATTGACCGGCTTTCCCGCGCTGGTGCTTCCGAAAAAGAAGCTGTAGCGGCTGCCACCGAGGGCATCTTGAGGCTTGTCACGCGCCTTGAATATTCCTTGAAGTATTCCCATAGACATCACTCTCCTTTACTAAAAAACAAGCAGGCCACGATCATCATAGACCGAAGTGCCACTTTCATTGCCGCATCGAATCGCCCGATCAAGCGCCATAATGGTGGCGACAGCGCCGTCGATTTTCTCGGTGGATTTCTCTTTGTCCGCTTTGATGTTGCCTGCCGGATCGGTACGGATGTAGATGTTATCCATCATCCAGCGAAGGACCGGATGACCGCCGTGGGCAAGCCTCTGTTCTAAGGTTAGCTTCATGAGTTCCTTGGTCGGCGGACTCATATCCTTGAAGCCCTGACCGAACGGAACAACTGTAAAGCCCATGCCCTCAAGGTTCTGGACCATCTGTACAGCGCCCCACCGGTCAAAGGCGATCTCGCGAATATTGTATTTAGTACCCAGCTCCTCAATAAAGCTCTCGATGAAGCCATAGTGGACCACATTGCCTTCGGTAGTTAAAAGGTAGCCTTGCTTTTTCCAGACATCGTAATTCACATGGTCACGCCGCACACGCAAATCGATGTTGTCCTCCGGTATCCAGAAGAACGGAAGCACGACATACTTGTCATCCTCGTCCAGCGGTGGGAATACCAAAACAAAGGCAGTAATGTCGGTGGATGAGGAAAGGTCAAGACCACCGTAGCAAACCCGGCCTCGTAAGGCTTCCGGATCGACCGCAAAAGCGCAGGCATCCCATTTGTCCATCGGCATCCAGCGTACAGCCTGCTTGACCCATTGGTTCAAGCGGAGCTGCCTGAAGCTGTTCTCCTCTGCGGGATTCTGGCGGGCAGACTCAAAGGCCGCTTTGACCTTATCTAAGCCGACGGTAATACCGAGGGAGGGATTGGCTTTTTTCCAGACCTTTGGATCAGTCCAGTCGTCCTCTTGCGCTGCACCATATATGACCGGATAGAAGGTCGGGTCGTTTTTTCTGCCGTCAATGATATCCAGGGCCTTCTGATGGACCTCCCAACAGATGCTGTTCTGGTTGTCTCCGGCGGTCGTGATCAAAAAATAAAGCGGCTGCATCCTCGCATCACCGCTACCTTTGGTCATAACATCGTAGAGCTTTCGGTTAGGCTGAGTATGCAGTTCGTCGAATACCACGCCATGGGTATTGAAACCGTGCTTGTTGCCAACGTCGGCAGACAGTACCTGATAAGTGCTTCCAGTCGGTAAATAAACAAGCCGTTTCATGGAATCAAGGATCTTGACTCGTTTTGCGAGCGCCGGGCACATCCGCACCATATCCGCAGCAACGTTAAAAACGATAGAGGCCTGATTGCGATCAGCGGCGCAACCGTAGACCTCGGCGCGTTCCTCGTTGTCACCACAGGTCAGCAGTAGGGCGACCGCAGCAGCGAGCTCTGATTTACCCATCTTCTTTGGGATTTCCACATACGCTGTGTTGAACTGCCGATAGCCATTGGGCTTAATGGTGCCAAAGATGTCTCGAATAATCCGTTCCTGCCAGTCAATCAGCTCAAAAGGCTTACCGGCCCAGGTGCCCTTGGTGTGGGAGAGCGCCTCAATAAAGGACACGGCGTAATCGGCCAGAGCCTTGTCATAGATTGAATCCGATGCTTTAAATCGGGTTGGAGAGTATTTCTTCAATTTTCTGATACGCCGTCGCCTCCTTTTGCAGGGCATAAAAAATACAGCCCATATTGGCTGCATGACGAGGAACAGAGCCGATTGGCTCATGTTCCAAGAAGCTGTAGTTTGTTTGTGTTATCTGTTTTCCTTGTGTAGCAGTAGTTCAAGGGCAAGCTGAGTGTCTGGGTCGGCGGGCTCTATGTCCCAGCCCCTGTCGTAGTTGCATACGACCTTGCCATCACGCTTTAGCATCAGCTTGCTGATCCTGCCACCGTCGATTCCAAACTGGGAACCTTCCTCGTAAACCTTCATCCAGTAATGAAAAATGCTGTTTTGAATCTTAAGGCTTCCTTCTTTCCACATGGTGTGCACTCCCTTCGTTTTTGTATGTGTATATTCGCTCTGAAAGCACACAATAGCAAGTCAATTCAGAGATAAAAATCCACCAAATATCGTGATGCAAGGGATGTGTTTTACGCCTCGCCGGTCAGGATGAAGTGGGCATATTCCTTGCGGTTTTCTTCGAGGTACACAACCAGCTCATAAAAGCCCATGTCGTTTGCGATACGCTGAACCGCTACTACATCAAACATATTCGTCAGACCGGTGTCGCGTATGGCCAAGATCTGCTTTCGCACCTTATCGGTCATCATCGCACCTCCGGCAAAGGTCCTCGCCATAGACCACGTTCAGTCCGCTACCGTTGTCCCAGCTAACCATGATGCTTGCTGTGTCATCCACACCGGTTACAGTGCCTTTGGTGCCGATGGGCGGAGCCTGCACATCATCCATGCGAAGAAGCTCAACGCGGCAACCGACCGGAAATTGACGGCGGATGCGCTCGACCACATCTTTATTCGGAAATCTCATCATCAGTTGCCTCCTTTCCATTCAGCAGGGCATTTACCGCTTCTACTACAGCGGGGTCGTCGGTAGCGGCGTCGAGGTCCTCTGTACTGAAGCCTTTCTTGGCTCCCGTTCGAAATGCAGCACTACCGGTCAGGTTCCGAAGAAGCGTCCGGCGCGTTTCCTTGAACTCATCACCAATGAAGCCGAGTCGAAGGAGGAAGCAGCGGAAGGCATATTTCTCATTGTCTGTTTCTTTTTCCTTGGCAGTCACACGCTTATGGCTCTTCGCTGCATCAAGCATATGCCTAAGGAAATGAGTAGTTGCACTGATGACCTCAGGCTCCGGAATGCGATCGAACCAAGGGAAGCGGATACGCTCCTCGGTGACCTCAATTTCCAAGCTATCAGCACCGAGTGCTTTTTTAATGAGCGTCGCTTTACTGTCCACCATCCTGCGCAGGTTGTCGATCGCCGCCTCTGTCGTGTCTTTCAGCGGAAGCTCCATGCAAAGGGCATCTGTGACTTCCTCAATCTCAGCTTCAAAGCCCATATCGCAAAGGCGTTCGATAAGCTGCTCAGCCGCGCCGCTGTTGGCGTGGTCGTCGAATGAGAGGATGCCATCCTTGTTGATGGTGAAGTTGTCCACCTGATAAGCACAGGATGGAACGCCGAGGTACTTGGTGTCACTTTCGAGAATCATCGCGATGGCCTGTACCAGTCGCTTGCGGTCGGGTCCAGTTACGTTGTACTTGATTTCCATTTACAAAACCTCCTATCGTTTTGGTATGTACATACATCACTCTAAAGGCACTTTATAGCAAGTGATTTTCGAGAAATATATGTGCCAAATCGAGTCGGAGGAAGAGCCGATCATCATAAGAAATGCTATCGTCAGGCATGGCTGTCCTTGGTGGCTGTCACCTCTGCATAGGAGTAGAGCAAACCATCGCGCTGGACAGAAACCCTATCAGCCGTGCCGACCTGTTCGATGTAGCGCTTGACGATAACATCGCAGAACTTCTCATCAAGCTCAATGGTATAGCAGGAGCGGTCAGACTGTTCGCAGGCGATGAGCGTTGAACCGCTGCCGCCAAAGGGATCAAGCACCATGGTGTTACTCATGCTGCTGTTCATAATCGGATACGCCAAGAGCGGGACCGGCTTCATGGTCGGGTGATCGCCATTTTTCTTAGGCTTGTCGAACTCCCAGATGGTGGTTTCCTTCCGGCCGGTGTACCACTGATGCTTTCCGGTTTTCTTCCAACCGTAGAGCACAGGCTCGTGTTGCCATTGGTATGGAGAGCGCCCCAGAACTAACGACTGCTTCTTCCAGATGCAGCAACCAGATAAATAAAAACCGGCATCCACAAAGGCTCTCCTGAAATTCAGCCCTTCGGTGTCGGCGTGGAATACGTAGATGCTGGCATCATCCGCCATAACCGCTTCGGTGTTTGTAAAGGCATCGAGCAGAAAGTGGTAGAAGGCGTCGTTACCCATATTGTCGTTTTTGATTTTACCAGCGCTGCCTTCATAGTTGACGTTGTAAGGCGGATCGGTGATCGCGAGATTGGCTTTGGCACCGGCCATCAGCAAATCAAAGGTGTCCTTCTTGGTGCTGTCGCCACATACCAGTCGGTGCCGACCAAGGGTCCAGACATCACCGAGCTTGGTGATGCGAGGTTCCCTAAGCTCTGCTTCCACATCAAAATCATCATCGTGGATGCCGTCTTTGATGCTATCCTTAAACAGATCGTCCAGTTCGGAGGGATCAAAGCCTGTGAGCGATACATCGAAGTCCGCGCCTTGCAAATCTGCAATGAGCAGAGCTAGTTTTTCTTTGTCCCATTCGCCGGAAATCTTGTTCAGCGCGATGTTGAGTGCCTTTTCTTTCTCGACATCCATCTCGACCACTACGCACTCGACTTCGGTGATGCCCATGTCGATGAGCACCTTCAAACGCTGGTGCCCACCTACAACACAGCCGGTCACCTTATTCCAGATGACCGGCTCGACGTATCCGAACTGTTCAATTGAGCGCTTCAGCTTATCGTATTCCGGATCGCCGGGCCTTAAGTCCTTGCGGGGATTGTAGTCCGCAGGCAGGAGCTCGGCGGTATTCTTTTTCTCAATCAGCATATTTTTTTACCGCCTCTCGTAATTCTATATAACGGTCCAGCCATTCCCAGCGAGAAAGTGTTCCACTGAAATGGCCATAGGTTGCTGTATCTGCGTAAATGGGATCTCGCAAACTCAGCGTTTCGATGATTGCCGCAGGACGCAGGTTAAAAACCTCGAGGACCGCTTTGCGAAGAATCTCATCAGAAACAGTACCCGTACCGAAGGTATCAATTTCAACCGCAACGGGGTCAGCCTTACCGATGGCATAGGAGATAGCCACCTGACAGCGTTTGGCATAACCACACCTGACGATGTTCTTTGCGATAGCCCGTGCCATGTAGGCACCGGAGCGGTCAACCTTCGTCGGGTCTTTTCCAGAGAACGCACCGCCTCCATGAGCAGCAAGTCCGCCATAGCTATCGACCATTATCTTTCGACCGGTCAAACCGGTGTCAGCTGCAGGTCCTCCCTCGACAAAACGGCCGGAGGGATTGATGAGGATTTCAGTCGCATCGTCAAATGGGAACTTCTCGAACACCGGCCACAGCACTTGGGAGATGATCTCACTGCGGAGAATCTCCAAATCCTTATCAGCGCGGTGCTGCACAGAAACAATAATCGTTTTGATGCGCTTGGGCTTGTCATCCTCATACTCGACAGTGACCTGGGCTTTGCCATCAGGACCAATGCCTTTGATGACGCCATTTTTCATGGTGCTATCGATCTTTTGACAAATGCCATGAGCAAATACGAGAGGGAGCGGAAGTTTTTCTACCGTCTCATCTGTGGCATAGCCGTAAATAGTACCTTGGTCGCCAGCGCCGAGCATGGAATACCAAGAGGTATCTCCAGCTCGAGATTCTAGCGCCTGATCCACACCACCAGCGATATCCTTGCTTTGCTGGTGGACGAATACAAACACAATGAACTTCCACGGATTGTAGCCGACCTCCTCAAGAACTCTACGGACCACCCAGCGGATGTCTACTTTTTTCGAGCAGGTGATTTCGCCCGCTACGATGATTTTGCCCTTTGTCGCCATGACCTCGCAGGCCACACGGGAAGATTTATCTTTGCGAAGACACGCATCAAGAATGCTGTCTGCAATCAGGTCGCAGAGCTTATCCGGGTGACCCTTGCATACACTTTCAGAAGTTTTATATTTCGCCATATCATTTTCCTTTCCGGGCGGTTAAGAGCCGCTCCATAACATCATCTTGCGGATTCACACCGCTGTACTCGCCGGTGCAGTTTTCTTTTACGATCTGAAAAATCTCCATCCACAGGCGGTTTGTTTGGTTCATGTAGTTCTGGCCCATCGCTACATAGGGGCTCTGAATTGCATTGCCTGTAGTGGGGTGCTTTGCCAGAAAGCCGTATTCAGTGACTGCTTCCTCGCACTGAATCCACCTGGCCACGCTCATGGCGTACCGCTCCAGAAGCTGCGGTGCGACAAGCACCGCACAGCCACGTTCGTTCAGCCAAGTCCAGGCGGATTTGTAGATTTCACTTGCGACGAGCGTCTTACCGTCTTTTTGTATGGCCTCGAGCATTTTGTTTGGTTCAGGCATTTCAAGGCCTTTGAGATCTGCCGTATCTTGAAATTCCATCACCGTCAGTTTTCTGCCGCCGGGATTGCCCTCGGCAATTTTGTCGGCTAATGGCTTCTTTTTTGCGCCCGCGCCGATACGAGCACCGCCACGGTTGGTACCGTCTTTTGCCAAAAATATCACCTCACTTTGCAGGGCTGGGGCTATTCCCTCGTTTGAAAGCGCGTTTTTCAACACGAAGCCCCACGCCGCTGTCCGCTTTGAATAGTTTTAGAGATTTGACTACCCCCACCGGTCACCACTCTCAGCAGTAATTCGGGAGTGACAGGATTTACAAAGAGCCATCAGATTGCTTTTTTCGTTGCCACCGCCCTTGGAAAGCGGAAGGATGTGGTGGACTTCTTCGGCAGGCGTCAGTTTGCCTTGCCTCTCGCATTCCTCACAAAGGGGATGCAACTTGATGTAGCGGTCGCGGATGCGCTTCCAGCTTCTGCCGTAGCGTTTGTTGGACTTGGGGTCGCGCTGGTACTGGTTGTATTGTTTGTCCACGACCTTTTGATGCTCGGCGCAGTATTGCTCACGCTCAGCGAGCCGACCGCAGCCGGGGTAGGCGCAGGGATGCTTTGGTTTATATGGCATGGGTTCACCTCACTTTCGGGGCATAAGAAAAGCCCCACAGGATTTCTCCCGCGAGGCTTCGCCTTGATGCTTTTCGCTACCTTAACATTAACATGATTGCACTTGGACTAATAGTGACATACAGTGACATCTTCAGGAATTCTTACTTTGTTTAGCGCTGCATCATGTAAGCGATAAAGATGGCGAAGGTTATACCCAAGCTCTACAGCAATTTCTGGCCAAGACTTATTGCTGATATATCGCTTCTCCAGAATCGTTCGATATTCGTTGTATTCTACTTCGCGGATTACAAGGCTGATCTCACGCTTAAGATCCACCAAGCTTTCAAGATCTCTGTTGATCTCGTCCTGAAGGTCAATGATTTTTAGAACGGTGTCCGCCATCGGCGAGGTGCTTTTGCTGGGGTTGCGAGGCATACCGGTTATGGTGGTAGTACATCTCATTGCCAGCTCATTTAAGGATTCCACCATTTCGAGTTTGCTGGCAATCCTCTGATCAAGGCGGTAAGCCTGTGATAAATACTCTTTAGCGGTCATTCCTTTGCACCTCCTCGTTAACTCTTCGAATGAGGTACTCGGCATTCAGACTTGTGAGTTCTCCAAACCAACCGGAACGGAAGAAC